CAACGACACACTACCCGTATCCAAGAAGCGGATGAAATTATTCTCCGCCCCTGTCACTATTTCGCGCAGGTATTGGCTTGACCATCTGAACGATTACGATCAGACGTCGACCTATTATGCTGCGTTTAGTAAGGAATCTATCAACTACATCAACTTCGGGCGCTCGGCTTTTCAGCCTTGTAAGCACTGGAAGTATGAAGTAGTGATGGGTCCCTCCACTCGTTCTGGCGGGTTTTCCTGCCAGACTAGTAGCGGTGACGAATTGGCTATGGCAGTTTCGAATGTAGGCATGTTGCTGGCTTCGTCGGTTTCTCCGGCGCAGCAGGGCGGCATAAGTATCTTCGAGGCTGACTGGGATACTCGCTATAAGTCAGTTATTGATTTCTCTGAAATCTATAACTATGCTTACCGGCGTCTTCAAGACGTCGTGAACATAAAGCGCCAGATCTCCATAATCAACTTCATATATGAACTAAAAGATGTTCAACGTATGTTTGAGTTTTGGAGTGACAAGCGCTCTTTGCTAGCGAATATAGCAAACGGCCACCTTAACTTTAAGTATGGGTGGAAACCGTTTATTAGTGATGTTGTATCCATAGCTCAGCAGCTCCAGGTTACCCGGGAGAAGCTGAAGGATATACTAGAACATGAGGGCAAAGTGCGCCTTTGGCGCGGTGCCACTCGTCTAGTATTGGATCCTGTGAATACCTCGTATCCCGCCGGGCTCCCTATGGACCCCGGTGATGGTATATGCGATGCGTATTTCGATCCGAAGGGAGGTTTCCCTATCGGTACCACGACAACGTGGACTCCTGCAAAGGTTAGGTGTACTGTCAAGTACTCCTACTTCTGCAAGAAGTTATCGGAAACACAGGCACGTGTACGAGCTCAATTAGACGCAATTGGCGTCCAATGGGACCCTCAGATCATTTACGATGCGATCCCGTTTACCTTTGTGGTAGACTGGTTCTTTCGTCTAGGGGATCTTCTGCATGACCTTTTGGCCATACCGAATTACCCTATTGATTTCAGGATCCACGACGCTTGCTTTACCCTTAAGGTAAACCAGTACTCTTTAGCGAGTACCGTCGTAGCTCTCAGCGGTGAAGCCTGCAACCCTCCCTTTGGCGTGTTTACACTCGCCTTGAGGGGGACGCAGTTCGTTCGTAGAAGGCATTTACCTTCGAAGAACGATTTGTTATATGCTGGGTGGGGAAGTAAGTTACTCTCACGAGTACATACTGGCGCGGCGTTAGTTGTTACTAACACCCCACGCCCCAGAGACCCTGCGCGTTTGCCCCGCAAACCGCGCAAACACTAACGTTAGACAATACAACGACCATTATGATCGCTGAACCATTGAGCACACGTATTCACGTTGTTCTTGCCGCCTCCGGTTTGACCGCAGACGACATCAACATGGACACCATCGCCATCGGTCCGGGCGCCTCTTCTCAGAGACGCGTGGACCCGGCGACTAACGTCAACGCTTCCCTTCTTATCAACCTTAAGGCCTCAATTGGCCATACGGTTTCTAAGCTCGGCCGCCGACGTTCTGTGTTTCGGTTCGACTCATTCATGTCCCCTGGTGCTATCACCACGGCTGACACAGTGAGTCGTACTGCCTCGGCCTACCTTGTCGTCGACGTAGCGGATAATCCGCTACCCGAGGACACGGTTGCAGCCGATTCTGCGCTGTCTGCATTGATTAACTCCCTCGTCACTTCTCGTGCCGGTGGATCTAGCTTTGTAGCAGCTCAGGCGTTAAAGGACTTTTTGAACGGCGAAGCGTGAAAACGTTCCGCTCTCTCTTAGTCCTTGTTAGTGCGTTGGTGCTGATTGGCTGTGCAAACAGCGGATCAGTTCACGTTGCCAGAAATGACAACGCGACTCCAGCGCCGGACGTGCTCGCCACTAAGCAGATTAACACTCTGCCTTAGTCGCAGCCGGCTTTACCAGCCGGTGCATGTCTACACTCGCGTGTGCGGGTGTCAGCGACGGTCGTTCTGTTGTATTGAAGAGTTACCCTTCACAGGGGCTCTAGAATAGCATGCTTGAATATTATATCAAGTTAACAAAACACCTGCTTGCTGATATAGCAAGTTGTCTATCATTGGACCTCTCTCGTGATGCCCTCCGTATGGAGGCGCGAGTGAGTGCTGAAGGACTTAGCTTTTTGACTAAGTCACTTCCCCGCCTTGGAAAAGAGTTAGACTCTTACCATGGTTCAGGCCAAATCCC